GATCTAGATGCTGAAAAAGCTGTCGTTTACGCTTCACTTGAAGCTAAAGGCATTCAAGTTAACGACGCAGTTTAAGCGTTTTTATTAAAATAACAAAGGATAAATATAATGCAAACTCGTAGTTTTGAAAAACCATTTGATCTAACCGACTATACAGAGGAGCTATTGTTAGTACCCAACGTATGGGGACTCATCAACGAACTCGGTATTTTCTCAAATGAACCTGTTGCTCAACACAGCATTACTGTTGAAAGCAATTCTGGTACTCTAGGTATCATTTCCGATCAAGTGCGTGGTGCTCGTAACCTCGTTAATAAAGACGATACACGTGCTCTACGTAGCTTCGCTATCCCTCACTTCCCACTTGATGACGCTGTTAGCCCTAACGACGTCCAAGGTAAGCGTGCATACGGTTCTGCCGATGCTGCTGAAACTGAAGCTGCTGTAATCGCACGTAAGCTACAACGTATCCGCATGAATCACAGCATCACCCTAGAAGCTGCTCGTGCTTATGCAATCACGCAAGGTGCTGTGTACGCACCAAACGGTACTGTTGTAGCTAACTACTACACTGACTTCGGTGTGACTCGTAAAGAGATTGATTGGGTGTTCGGTACAGCTACTACTGATCTAATGGCTAAAGGTGAAGAAGGCGTGGCTCACATTCAAGATAATATCTTGACCGGTCAAGTAGTGAACGAAGTGGTTGCTCTTTGCTCCCCTACCTTCTTCGCTAAGTTGATTGCTCACGCTTCCGTTAAAGATGCTTACAAGTACTACTCTTCTACCCAAGAGCCACTGCGTAACCGTCTAGGAACTGGCCTGTATCGCAGGTTCGTTCAGGGTGGTATTACCTTCATTGAATACCGTGGTTCATACAACGGTTCTCCTTTGATCCCTAATGGTGATGCTTACTTGCTACCTAACGGTACTTCTGACATGTTCTTGAGCTACTTCAGCCCTTGCAACAAGTTCAGCCATGTGAACACCCTAGGTGAAGAGGCTTACGCTTTCACTTACCGTTCACCACAAGACGAACAAATCGTTATCCAGACTGAGCACAATGCGTTGCACCTTGTCAGACGCCCTCAAGCTGTGGTTCGGTTGTTTAGTTCAACCTAAGTAACTAGCCTTTTAATTAAGGCTTTATACTGCAAGGTATTCTTAATTGAGTACCTTGTGTTATAATTTAAGATTATAGTACTGGCTACCTCGACGGAGGGAAAAGAAGGCTCTCCACCTTTCTGCCAATTACTTATTAAATGGAGTGTTATGGAGAAACAATGGTAGACATTGAAAAGGCTTTACTTGAAATAGAGATTTATCTAAAAGATAAAATATTAAAACCAACCAATGCTTGGAACACAGACTCTGACAGAATGTTAAATAACAAAGGATTTCATTTTAAAGTAATGAAAGACTATTCTTTTATTTCTAATGTCAAAAGTCAATTAACAATCCCTTGTATTTGTTTAAAAGATGGATCGGTAAGTTATTATAGATACTCTAATTTATCTCAAGGAAAAATTAGATGTAGTGGTTGTACAATTTCTAGATATAAAGAGAAATGCCAGTTAAATAATATGGATTATATTTCCCATAGGCAAGATATAAACTTAACTATTATTACTGTTAAATGTAAAATTGATGGATGTGAACGAGATGTACTATCCAGTCATCTTTTAAAAGGTTTATTTAATTGCAAAGAGTGTCTTAAAAATAAATATATAACCGCAGCTAAATCGTGTGGTTTTGAATATTTGACTAATACGTTACCTTCTCCAAAAACAATTTTACTGCGCTGTAAAGATGACGGTAATTTTATTAGAACATCTGCTGGAAGCCTAACAGAGGGTAAGGTAGGGTGCCAACTTTGCGAAGTTAATAAGTACAGAAAGTATCTAGAAGTAAAGAATGCAGTTTACGTAAGTCACCAAACAATAAATGGGTTACGTAAAGTTAATTATAAAAATAAAAGCGGTGAAGATTTTCAAGTTACTGCTGGGCAACTCACTCTTGGAAAATTTTCGGTAAGTAAATTGAATCACTGGTGTTTACCACATTCTTTATATGTAATAAAGGCCATGTATAATGATAATATTTATTATAAGATTGGAACATCAATCTCTCCTGAATCGCGCTTAAAATACTTTAAATTAGCTTGTGAAGCATCTGTTAAGAAAGTTATTTCATTTAGTTCACGAAAAGAGGCAGATGCAGAAGAGTCAAGATTACATACTCTCTTTAAAGAATATAGATTACCAGTAAGTTTTGTAGAGAGTTTTATAGGGAGAGAAGTTTCCTATAAGGATGGTAAAAGAAAAGAGGGAGCTACCGAATGGTTTAGCTTTGAAGTAGGTGAATTATTAAAAATAATTTAATTATATTAATGGAGATTCAATGTCATATACAGATATACAAAAAATCAGGTTAGAAGTAGCTGACATTGATGTATCTTTTCCAATTCTTTCAGATAGTGATTATCTTTATTTTTTGGAAAAGAATAATAATAGCATTATTAAAGCATCTCTTGATGCAGCGCGGACATTATTACTTGTTCTTGCCCAACGTTCAGATGAAACCGTGGATATTTTCTCAATAAGAGGATCAAAGGCAGCGGAAAGCTACAGATTAGCTTTGCAACTTTACTTGAGTAACCCAAATTTAAATCCCATATTGAATAACACATCTGCTTATTTCGGTGGGGTGTCTAATTCCGACATGTTATCAAACAATAACAACACAGACAATAATGTTGTTACTAGTCCATATTCTGAAAATAAATCTTATTTTCCTAAAAATAACTTCAGTGTTTAATATGAGTTTTTTAACAGCTTCCCAAGGTGCCATTAATAGGCACGGTCTTAATTTGGTATATTCTGTAATAAACCAAGGCTCATATGATGTTGAAACAGGGACTACCATTGAAACAAGCACCGATTATATTTTAAAGATATATCCTAAAAATATAACGGCTAATAATTATTCCTATCCATCTTTAATTGGTAAAGATGCTTGCATGTTTTATATTGCTAACGGTACTTTACCATTCACTCCAAAGCAGAATGATGAGATAGCCTATAAGAACGCTGTATATCGCGTCCAGAGCTATCAGGAGCATGTAGCTAATGGTAAGGTAGCATTGTACAGAATAATCGCTGTAAAGGGCTAAGAATGATTACAGCTAACGTGGATGAACTGCTAAAGAGTCTTGAGTTATATCACGCTGATGCTGTACGTAGATTAGAGAACATGGTAAGTGGATTTGCTTATGAGTTCGTACTAGCTGCTGGTTTAAAGACACCTGTAGGTGATGCTGAATCACTTGAGAGTGTAGCTGCTTACGCTAGGTTATATAAAAGACGAAATGAAACTTTCGGTATTCCTGAAGACGTAGGTTATCACGCTGGTTCGTGGCAGTTCAGTCCAAATGGAACCCTTGAGTTCAGTACCATGATTGCTTCACCTCAAGGTGCTGCTGATGACGCTAGATACGAAGCGCAAGCTACTTATTCACTTGGTAAGACATTCTACATTGGCGCTAATACTCCCGGTATGGTAGCTCTTGAAAATAACTACAGTGCACAAACAGAGGGGCAAGGTATTTATAAACCTTCACTTGATTTAGTGATGAGTGCATACGCTATCAATATGGTTAAGTATTACAGAGAGTAATTAATTAAGAATAAAGGTAAATATGACAGATGCAATCTTAGATACTAAACGTGCTTCTGAGCGTAGACTTAGTTCAATTACCCCAAGTGTCCCTACAGCTTATGAAGCTGTGCAATTTACAGTACCTTCAGATAGTATGTATCAACGTGTTCAGTTCTTAATTAACCTTCCAGATGATCCAGTATTCGGGGTAGGTTTTCATAGAGAACGAATGCAGATGCAAGTGTTTATTGCTGATACAAAAGGACATGGCACTGCTACTGCAATCTCAAGAGCTACTTTAATTAGGGATACTTTTACTAAAGGTACTACTATGATTGAAGGTAGCACCAAGATACATGTACTTGAAACACCTCAAATTGGAAGTAGTTTTATTACTAATGATAGGGTTATAGTACCAGTGTTTATTAATCTAGTAAGTGAAGTATATACGGACTAAGTATCTGATTAATATCAATAACAGAATAACTAATATCGTTCTGGTATAGTTTATGGCAACTATGCCTGAATAGTATTATTTGCAAATTATTGAATAAGGAATTAAATTATGGCAAATATCGCCAAAGGAATCGGAAAAAAATTATCCTATAAGAAGGAAATTGCAGGTCAATGGGGTGTAAAAGCTACCGCGACTGGTGCAAAATATCTTCGTCGGGTTACTTCAAACTTTAACTTAACTAAAGAAACCTACGAGTCAGCAGAAATGCGAACCGATTACCAAGTCGCAGATATGCGTCACGGTGTACGTGCTGCTGATGGTACACTAAATGGTGAACTATCCCCTAGTTCTTATGCTGATTTCATGGCTTCAGTAGTTGCGCGTGATTTCACAGTAG